TATCAGGAGTCGGAGACCTTCCGCGATGCCTGCGACGAGATAATTCGCGACTTCAAAAACCTCGGCAATCAGCTGGTCGCGCTGGTGAAAAGCCCGACCGCTGCCGTGCAGGATCTGGTGTATGCCATTCTGCGACCGCTGACCACCATGTTCGCCGACTCGCTGAACAAAGTGGCCAAGTGGATTGCTGACGTTCTGCGCCTCATTCCGGGCGTGGGTGACTCCATGGCGGACTTCGCGCTGGACGTGGCTGACAACCTGACCAAAGAAAACCGCGACATGTTCCAGAACGTCTCCGGCATCTGGGATGACGTCGAGAAGAAATGGAACAAGATGAATGATGACATCGTGAAAAAACACGGTGGCACCATGAACGAGGTGGTTCGTCAGGCGCTGGACGCCAAGGCGAAACTGCTGCAGGCCGATTTAGCGAAAGCGACCGACTTTAAGTACACGGATGACCCCGGCACCGGGCCGACGACCCGTGACCGCGAAGTGGCCAAAAACCAGAAAGCCATCGATGCGGCACAGAAGAAAGCCGACAAAGACCTCATGAACAGCCGTGAGGCGCTGATGCGTAAAAACCTCAAGGGCCGACTGGCGCTTGTGGATGAAAAGTTTAAGCCGCAGGTCGATGCCGCTAAGAAAATCGGCGGTGACGAGGGTGCCAAACAGCTGGCCCAGCTGCAGAAGATTATTGCCCTCGAAAAGCAATCAGAGACCAACGAATACAACGCCTCTCAGCGCAGCACGAACAAGGTCGATAAGCGCGCCAAGGCTATCGAAGCGCTGACCCAGAAATATAAGGATCTGGCGGCAAGCGTTGAGGTGAAGGAAGTTAACCAAGACCCGACCAGCACGCTGCAGGAGCGTACTCAGGCCGCGCTGAATAAGCTGGCCGAGACGTACAACAAGCTGCGCGCTCAGGCTGCAAAAATCGGCGGGACGGAGGGCGCACAGCTCACTGACCAGCTGAATAAACTGGAAGCGGTTAACCAGAAAACGCTCACCCAGAAAATGCAGATGGACGAGGTTGAACGTCTGCAGGCGAAGGTCAACGCGCTGCTGGCCACCCGTAAGGCGCAGATTGATGAAATCAACGCCAAGCGTGAGGCCGGGGTCATCAACGAAGACCAGCAGGTAGCTGGCGTCGTGAAGGTGAACGAAGACAGCCAGGCACCGGTGAACAACGCGCTGGATCAGCTGGGCGCGGCGGGTGAGCAGGCGAAAGGTACGATGGGGCCGGAGGCGTTTGCCCAGCTGCAGGCCAACATCGCCGCCGCCAAAGCCTCAATGAAAGACCTCACCGGCACCTACACCCAGATGCAGTCGCAGATCGTTCAGGGCGTGCTGGGCGGCATGGACACGGCCATTAACTCCATCATGACCGGCATCGAGGGCGTGGCCACCGGCACCATGTCGATGAGTGACGCTTTCAAAGCTGCCGGTGTGGCGATGCTGCAGTTCTTTGCCGACCTCCTCAAGCAGATCGCGATGGCCATCATCAAACAGATGATTCTGAACGCGCTCGCCGGTATGGGTGGCGGCATCGGCGGTGCGGCAACAGCGGCAGGCGGTTCAGCGGGCAGTGCTGCCGGTGGCGCAGCGGGCGCGGTGGCCAGCCATAATGGTGGCATCGTGGGCAGCAAAACCACCGGCGGTATGCAGCAGCGCGGCATGAACCCATCGTGGTTCGCCAATGCGCAGCGCTTCCATGACGGAGGTCTGCCGGGCCTGAAATCTGACGAGGTGCCGACCATCCTGCAGAAAGGTGAGCAGGTGCTTTCAAAGAACAACCCGAACAACATCCTCAACCAGCAGAAATCCGACAACGGCAGCTACTCGCCGCAGAACATGCGATTCGTCTTTGTCGATGACCGCGCCAAGGTGCCGGAAGCGATGAACACGGCAGAAGGCGAGTATGCCGTGCTGCAGATCCTGCGCCGTAACGCGCCGAGCGTCCGCAACATCGTGAAGAGTAACAAAGGCGGGAGGCAGTAATGGCTGAGTTACAGGGTCTGCGACCGCTCCGCGAATTACTGGTGCCCGGACACGCGGCAGCGATGAACGGCGCGTACGACATTTTTGTGCAGGACGACCACGATAAAGCCTCGGATGGCCAGCCTTACTATGCGGCGAAGTGGCTAAAGCTCAAAGCCGGAACGTACATGCTGAAACACATGTGCGACGACACCGCGCAGTTCTACCTGGACGGCGTAAAGGTCGCGGACAGCATACTGGCCAATGAACCGGCGCTTACCGAGTTCACCGTGGCACAGAACGGCGTTTATCGCTGGGATGTGATGTATCAGAACCACGTCGGCGGGATAGACCCGGCATGGGCCGGTTATGCGCTGTTGCTGGATGGCACCGTTATAGAGGTCTCGCGGGCGAACGATTTCATCGGTGACGTGGTGCCGATCCCCGATGCCGCACTGGGCGCTAAGCCGCCGTACAACAGCGATGCCCGACTGAGTTACCCGGTGTTCCTGCCGAAACCGGACTGGAAAAGCGGCATGATCGAGCGGCTGGAATGGCTGACCGACGTCCTCACCTCGGAGACCGGTGCCGAGCAGCGCCGCAAGCTGCGTCAGGTTCCCCGTCGCTCACTGGAGGCGATGTTTAACGCCTTCGGTAATCACCGCAACCTGATTGACAGCTACATCACCGGCGTCGGCGCGAACTATGGCCTGCTGCCGCTGTGGTATGACGAATCGGCGATCACCTCGACAGCTGTGGCCGGAAGCGTTGACCTGTTCGGCGACTTCGCTTACCGCGACTACAACGTGAATGACGTGGTGCTTATCCGTCGCGGCAGCCTGTTCGATTACGAGCTGAACGTGGTCGCCGAAAAGCGCGATGGCCAGCTGGTGCTTGCGTTTGGTCTGAGCGTGAAAACGCCGGTCGGCGCAACCGTCACGCCGGTCAGGGTGGCCCAGCTCCGGGACGCCTCAAGCGGCACACTGGTGACGGACGAAGTTCAGCAGTACAGCCTGCGTTTCTACACCATCGAGAACTACGAAATCACGCCTGCGTGGAATATGCCGGTGTATCAGCGCAGCGGTCTGCCGATCCTCACGCTGGAACCGAACTACCGCGAAAGCACAGACCTGTCATTCACCCGTGGGCTGTACCCGCTCGACAACGATATCAGCGCGCCGGTCATCCGTGACCCCGGCGGTCAGGCATCAACCGCAGTGCAGTGCAGCTATCACATCTACGGTCGCGCAGAGATGTACCGGATGAAGCAGCTGCTGTTCGCTATGTCCGGGCGGTGGCGTGAGTTTCATCTGCCATCCGGGCACAACGACTTTGAACTGTCCCGCGACGTTGACGGTGGTCAGGGCGCGCTCATTGCGTACCGCACCGGCTTCTCGCAGTTCATCAACTCCCGGATAGCCGTTCGCTCCGACGTGCTGATCGAACTGTGGGATGGCCAGACCTTCCCGAACACGATTATCAGCAGCCGCGTGGTAGGCGACGAGGAATGGCTGTTCCTGACCGAAACCGTGCCCTCGATAGCGAAAGACAGCGTGAAGCGTATCAGCTACATGCCGCGCGCCCGTCTGAATATCGACAGCGTTGAGCTGAACCGGATAACCGATGCGGACGGCGCTACCACGTTGTCGCTTTCCTTCCAGACCTTCGCCGAGCGCCGAGTGGCACCGCCGATCACCTTCCCATAAGAGAGAGAGCTAATGGCCTATAACCTCCTGGAATCAAGCAACGGCGACGGCGAGCCGATTTACCTGTACGAGTTCCGGCTCAACGATAACTACTGGCGCTATACGTCTTCAACGATGCCCATCTCGCTGGGCGGGAACATCTGGGAATCAGTCGCGATCTCCGACGACGGCGTGAAGCAGTCAGGCGAGACGCAGGTGGATGCGCTGAACATCACGATGCCCATCGATAGCGAGGTCGTGGGCCTGTTCATCGGTACGCCGCCTATCAACCCGGTTTACATCACGATGCGCCGGTTCCACTACGGCGATACCGAGGCGGCGGTGTGCTACGTCGGCGAAGTTTTCCAGATCAACGAAGCCACGCCGAGCGGCGCAACCGTCACCTGTAACACCCTGTCGGCATCGATGGAGCGCAACGGATTACGCCTGGCATACAGCCGCAGCTGCCCCTATTCGCTCTACGACATGAACTGTCGCGTCAACAAAGAAGCCTTCCGGGTAGACGGCAAGATTTCCACGGTCGGCGGCAGCGCGGTCGTTATCCCGCAGGCGGCAGCGTATGGCGACCGGTATTTCGCCGGGGGCTATATCGAGTGGCTAGACCCGAAACGCGGCACGGAGCGCCGGGCCATCGAGAACCACGCGGGCGACACGATTTACATCTTCGGCAACGTGGACGGGCTGGCGGGTGGGCTGCTGATAAAGCTCTATCCGGGCTGTGGCCGCACGACGAATGACTGCGTGGGCAAGTTCAACAACATGGATAACTACGGCGGCATTCCTTCGATGCCAGACCGCTCACCGTTTGATGGCAACCCGATTTTCTGAGGAGACGACAATGCCTTTTGCTTATGCCCTCGCGATGATTGTTATCTCGATCCTCGTGAACATCGCCCTGTCGCCTAAGCCCGCCAGCGCAAAGCCCGCAACCTTTGACGACTTCGACATTCCGCAGGTCGATGAAGGCACGCCGCAGATTGTTTATTTCGGTGAGAACTGGTCTGGCGACTGGCAGGTACTGGCCTATGGCAACTTCCGCACGAAGAAAGTCCAGGCGAGGAATGCGAAGAAATGACCGACGAACCGCGTATCTACATGCGCCATGCGCGCGCTATCGCTCTCTGCAGTACGGGTGTTCAGCGTCAGGCTGAACGGCTCGGTATCTCGCTGGCTGACTTCCTGCGTGACGGCTACCCGTGCTCGCTGGCCGAACAGTCCGCCAATCCGTTTATGCGTAAAGCCGCAGCACTAGCCCGCGCTGAGTGGGAGGAGACCCATGGGAAAGTATAAAAAGGCCACGGTCGGGTACAAATATTACATGGGCATTCACATGGGCATCGGTCGCGGCCCGGTGGATGAAATCTGCGAGATCCGCGTGGGCGACCGCGTTGCGTGGGAAGGCAGCATTACCGACAACACCACTATCCAGATCAACAAAGAAAACCTGTTCGGCGGTACTAAGGCCGAGGGCGGGATTAAAGGGCCGCTTGATATCATGATGGGCGGGCCAAACCAGACGGCCAGCAGCGGTCTGCGCAAAATGCTCAAAGGGCCGCAGCCGCAGTTCCGTGGCATGGTCACGGCCTTCTTTGACGGCATGGTTTGCGCGATGAGTCCCTACCCGAAGTCGTGGGCGTTTCGTCTGCGCAGGGTAAAGCAGGGCTGGGATGGTGGCGTATGGTATCCCGAGAAGGCAATCATCTGGCTGACCGGCTACGACGCAGACAGCAAGCCCCGGCAGATTATGGCCATGAACCCGGCGCACATCATCTATGAGGCGCTGACTAACCGATCATGGGGTCTGGGCCGTGACCGCGCGCTGTTTCTCGACGACGCATGGCGTCACGTCGCTGACCAGCTGTACGAGGAAGGTTTCGGCCTGTGTCTGCGCTGGTCGCGTCAGGACACGCTTATGTCGTTCGTGCAGACCGTTGT